GAGACAATTACCTTTCATTTTGAAACTAACTTTGGAGAGTAGATAATGGAAAAAGGAACTAATGAATATGTTGATGAGGAAGACGGAAGACTTTATCAAACACCTGAGCGTGACCCTGATAGAGAACGAGATGATTTATTTTACAGACAAGAGGAAGAAATAAAAAAGAAAATAGCAGAACAAATAGAAAAAAATAAAGGGAGGTGGAAAAAATGAATAAAATAAAAGCAGAAGATGTAGATTTTATCCATGTGGAAGAAGTAGTTTTTAGTGTAGTAATGCAAGACGGAAGTGATGTGTTAGTAAGTGAAAAAGGACTTTCGTTAGACACTTACTCAAAAGAACGGCTTGCCGATGATCTAATGGGACACCTTGAGCAAAACAAACCCGTTGAAATACTAAAAGATGATGTCATTACCTTTGAGTCTGATGTTGATTTAAGCGAAGCGGACTAATGGCTACTCCCGAGAAAAAAGTTAAACTCAAAGTGTGCAAGATATTAAAATCGTTAGACGCATACTACTTTTATGCGTCCACTAACGGTTACGGCTCAAGTGGTATTCCTGATATAGTAGCCTGTTACAAGGGGCGCTTCATCGGGATTGAGTGCAAAGCTAACGGAAACAAACCTACTGCGCTTCAGCAGAAAAACTTAAACGATATTACAGAAAGAGGGGGACTAGCATTAGTTATAGACGAGAATAATATAGATATGCTAGAGTGTTATATTATGTCCACTAAAAAATAATTAATGAAGCCGCTTAAAAAATCAAATCGAGTCCACCGCCCTGTACATTACACGCAAGGTAAAGTAGAGTGCATAGACGCAATTGAGTCCGCTACCATTGGCTTAGTAGGAATTGTAGCCGTGTGTGTAGCTAATGTTATCAAGTATGTTTGGCGGTTTGCTTTGAAAAACGGGATTGAAGATTTAGACAAAGCAGATTATTATTTACAAAAATTACGAACATTGGTGAGGGAGTCCACTCAAAAAAATGAGCGTGATTAATACTAAAAAAAGAGTTTGTGCGGAATGTGGCTCTCTCGCCACTTATTTTTATAAACAGTGGTGGTGTGGACATACCCGGGATTTAAAAGGCGTGTGTGATAAAACAAATAAAAAAGGAAAAAAATGAAAGAAGCAGAGAAAGAAGAGGCAATAAAACTAATTAAAGAGTGGCAAGAGAAACGCCCTAACTTTAGTCGCACTAAATTAGCAGAGGCAACAGGAATAGCTTACTCCACCTTACTAGAGTTTGGTAAGCAAGGACTGATCGAGCTACCTGAGAAAAGACACACTACTAGAAAAAACACTTCTTGGGGAAGACTAGGGATACCAAAAGAATGGCTGACGAAATAGACATGGCCAATGATGACATACAGAAAAGACTAGACGCTAGTCTTAAAACTGTAAACACATCAATTGAAGAAAATGATACGGGCAAATGTATTTGGTGTGGCACTCCCGTCACCGACAGAAGACGATGGTGTACTGCTCACTGCCGAGATGAACATACTAGCACTTACAAACTATAAAAGAGAGGTCAAAACATGAAAAGAAAAGAGAGAGTCCCTAGAACTTATAAAGAAGCAACGGGATATGATTACACCCCAGATGTCGGTAAAGACTATAAGCCTTTATTCGTTATGTTAGGGGTATGTGCTATACTTTTTGTTCTTATTTATACAATTGAAAGTATTCTTTGAATTTAGTTACTATTGATTTTGAAACTTACTACGACGTAGGGTTTAGTTTATCAAATCTTACTACTGAAGAGTATATCCGTGACGACAGATTTCAAGTTATCGGGTTTGCTTTAAAAGTTAACGAAGGTTCTACCAAGTGGTACTCAGGCTCTCACGATGAGCTTTCTGAGGTTTTACATTCTATTGACTGGGACGACGCTTTTTTACTCTGCCACAATACTTTATTTGACGGTGGGATTCTTAGTATGACTTACGGTATTATCCCTCACCTTTACCTTGATACTTTATCTATGGCACGCGCCACTAATGGTGTAGATGTAGGTGGCTCATTAGGATTTTTAGCGAAGCATTACGAATTAGGGGAGAAAGGTACTGAGATTATAGACGCTAAAGGGAAGCGCTTAGAAGACTTTCAGCCTCACGAATTACACCGCTACGGGGAGTATTGTAAAAACGACACTAACCTGACGTACAAACTATTCAAAATCCTGTCTAAAGATTTTCCTCATGATGAGATAAAACTTATTGATATGACGGTTAGAATGTTTACTGAGCCAGTATTGAAAGTAGATGATGGTCTGTTGATTGAACGCCTACAAGAAATAAAAGTAGAAAAGACTCAATTACTACAAGGACTAATGACTCGATTAGAATGTGAGACCGAAGAAGACGTCCGAAAGAAGTTAGCCAGTAATAAACAATTTGCTGCGCTTTTAGAGGAGTTAGGGGTAGTCGTACCATTAAAAGAAAGTCCTACAACGGGCAAGCAAACTTATGCTTTAGCTAAAACAGACGAGGGTTTAATTAACTTACAAAATCACAAAGACACATTTATTCAAGAGCTATGCAGAGTCAGACTCGGCACTAAATCTACTATTGAAGAGACGCGCATAGAAAGGTTTATTGATATTGGATCGCGAAATAAAGGACGCTTACCTATCCCACTTAAATACTATGGCGCTCATACAGGTCGGTGGAGTGGCTCAGACAAAGTAAACTTCCAGAACTTACCAAGCCGTGATGTCAAGAAGAAAGCATTAAAGAACGCTGTGATTGCCCCTGACGGGTTTAAAGTAATTAACTGCGACTCATCTCAGATTGAAGCGCGAGTCTTAGTGTGGTTAAGTGGGCAAGACGATATTACAGAGTGGTATCGAGAAGGGCGTGATGTTTATTGCGAGTTTGCTTCTAAAGTTTATGACCGCCCAATTACTAAGAGTGATGTTACAGAGCGAGCAGTTGGTAAGACTTGTATTCTTGGGTTAGGCTTTGGGACAGGCGCTACAAAACTACAGAACGTCTTAAAACTTGGTGCTAATGTTTCATTTGAAGAAGAAGAATGTAGACGCTTAGTAGGTATCTATCGTGATGTTAATAATAAAGTAGTAGAGTTTTGGCACGAGTGTAATCAGATGTTAAGCGATTTGGTAGTATGGCCATCAGGTAAAGAGCCGTATTATCTAGGGCGCCCAGGGGTGTTGTTAGTAACCCCTAAAGGTATTAAATTGCCTAATGGACTCTATATTACTTATCCTAGGTTAAAGCTAGACACCAGTGAGTCTCGCCCTCAGTACGTATACAAGTCTAGGCGCGGGGAAATATCTGTCTGGGGCGGAGTAGTAACAGAGAATGTAGTACAAGCTCTTGCACGCATTATTGTAGGCGAACAGATGATACATATTAAAGATAAATACCGACCTCTTCTTACAGTACACGACGCAGTGGTATGTGTTGCAGCCGACGGTGAAGAAGAAGAAGCTAAGAAGTTTATAATGGGCATTATGTCTACTGCGCCTGAATGGGCAAAGGGTTTGCCTGTAACATGTGAATCAGGGTCGGGGAATAATTATGGAGATTGTTAATGGAACACGTAAAGTCTTTATTAGATATTGATACAGTTGAAGTAGCCGATGCAGTAAAATCTTTTTGTGAACTCTGGCAGTCTCGCTCAAACAGATACCCGTTTTACACTCTAGGCAAAAGTGCCTATCTTGATGGTGGTACTTTGTCTTATTACAAAGACTCTTTATGGCTAAATGAGATTTTAATTAGCAATTTTGATGATGTGTATTCTAAGCTTTTATCATACCTTTCAGAAGAACTTAAAGAAGAAGTAAAACTTAGTAAAGATTTAGCACTTCCCGGCTTTCATATATTTCCCTCTGACCCTAAGTTTTTATCTATATCAGGAAATTGGCATATGGATCACCCTCATGTTACTTTAGGTCTAGGGGAGTCAGACCCTTACGCTTTTACACTCCCTATACAATTACCTGTTTCTGGGGGAGGTATGGATTGGTTAAATGAGGTAGGACTTTCTAGTCATTTGGCTTATACTGAAGGAGAAATAGTTTTACATTCCGGTTTAACGCCGCATCGGATAGCGGGCATAAAAAAATATACGCCCGGGGAATATAGAATTACGCTGCAAGGACATTTAATTAGGCGCGATAATACTATGGAGGTATTTTGGTAATGGCTGACATGATTGAACACAGTAATTTTGTAGCATTTAACATGAAACAAGAGTGGGAAGATGATATAGCCCAAGAAGATGAGGAAAAGACTAAAATGGGTCTGACTCGCAAATGTATAAATTGTCACAAAGCAGTAGTAAAATGTGATTGCATCGGACACGCTAAAGATAAGGAATCTACTTATTGGGGGTTTTGATATGTTAGGTGAAGGGCTATTTATATTAGCGGTAAGTTTAAGTGGCAATTATAACGATTTAGAATATGTAGGTAATTTTGATAACTGCATTATTGCAATGGCGTACTTTAAAGAAAACTGTTCACAACACAAGGCGGCGAGTTGTACACTACAAGAATATACACTGTTACCCCCAGGATTTGAACCAAAGAATGTATTTGGTTTTGATATAACAGAACCTCAAAGCTGTGGCTTTGTTGGGGTTGACACTAGAACTTTTATAGAGGAAGAATGATGTTACACGAAATGTATGATGGCCTTTTAGTTATGGACCACTTTGATGATTGTATTATCGGGGTAGTGCGAGGGATTGATAATGAGGATAAGATTTGCTACAGCTTTAGAAAAGTAATAGCCAA